ATCGGAGGATGATGACTGCGACCCTAGCCGATCTTTTGCGCGATAAAGGTATGCGCCTCAGCGACTTGGCGAAGGCGTTGAGGATCAACAAATCACTTCCTACTCGCTGGTCCCGAAAGCGCGTTCCCGCAGAGCGAGTGCTTGATGTCGAGCGCGAGACAGGCATTCCGCGCGAAGAAATCCGTCCCGACATTTATCCGCCCTCCGACCGTGAGGCCGAGCAATGACTGGATACATTGACGGCTTAAAAGACGGCCTCCGTGATGTCGCCTCTCTCTGTGAGGCGATTGAGAAGCAGGCGGGCAAGACGAATGCGGAGGTAATCGCGTCTGTCACCGCTGTGCTGATCCGAAAGTCAATCGTTGAGAAGCTAGCGAGGGCCGACACTGTTGCCAGCGCCGTCTCTGCATCCTCGCATCGTGGGTCGTCACAATGACGCAAGCGCGGCCAGCCAAGATGACTGCCGCGCGTTTTGCGCGCCTGCACAACGAGGCCGTAGGGCGCGCTGCTGACGAACTATCATTCGATATGCCTGAGAAGCCGAGCGTTATGGACGGTGAGCGTCCTGTCTCGGAAGGCCGGCGCGCAGCCTATCGCTATTATCTCGACCTCTCCGCTCATCAACGCGGGTTTCTTACCAAGTCTCTTGTGAGAAACCGCCCATGAGCGTTCACAATCTCCGTTTCCCCTTGGTCGGTGACGCCTCCCCGCGAACCTTCACCTGTTCGGTTCGCACCCGGCCAAGCAACTCGGCGCGATATTCACGCCGTTTTTTATTCGCCTCCAATAAGCAGCGCCATGCCGCCAAGCCCGCGTGCTGCCAATTGGTGTCTTTGTCGTCGCTTTCCATGCCGTCAGTGAAGCATGGGAGTGATTTGCAATGTGCAAGGATCGTCTGCGGAGTAGGGAAATGAGCGCCGCCGCGTTTGTAGACCAAGCGCGCGATTGGGCGCGTGAAATCGTCAACGCCGATGTGCGAGGGCCGGGCGATCTTGAGAACGCAATGCGGCGCGTGGAGAGTCGTTTTGGCATCACTTCGCACACGCAGGCTTATGGCGGGGACGGGGCAATTGGCTTTCAGAACAGAACATCTGGCCGAAGGGGTGACGCTCATAATGGGCGATTGCCGCGAAGTGCTGCCGACGCTTGGCAAGGTGGATGCTGTTGACAATTCCGATGCGGTGGTGTTTAGTCAACAGCATGAAAAACCAGCAAAAAGGCAACATCGCACGCCAGCAAAGAGCGATGGATTTATGGCTTCCGCGCAAGGCGGAGATAGTGGAACTCTATTCGATGGGCGACAAGTCGCAGGCCCAAATGGCGGAACGCTACGGGGTGACGCAGCAGGCGTTCCAGAAGGCGCTAAAACGGCTTGGGATAGCGCCGAAGCCTCGCGGTCGAGCGGGAGCGGCGAACGGGCGCTACAAGGACGGGACGCAGAGCACGGCATATCGCCGGATGGTCGAGAAGCGGGAATGCAACCGCTGCGGCTCGACGGAGCAACTGGTGGTGCATCATCGGGACGGGGTTCACACGAACAACCGACCGGACAATCTGGAAGTCCTCTGCTCGCCTTGCCACAGCAGCCATCACAAGCAGGAGTGGTGGGACGCGCGAAAGGCCGTTCGTTAGTCGTCATAACCGACCCGCCATATGGAATACGGGCTGATGAGAACCCCGTTCGCGGAAGCGATAGACACGAGCGAATTGGCTGGGATCGCGAACGCCCCGAACGAGAGATTTTTGACGAGATACTGAGGCATGGTTCGGCCCAAATAATTTGGGGCGGGAACTACTTCACCGACTTTCTGCCGCCCTCGATGCGTTGGTTGGTCTGGGACAAGCAGCAGGACGGTTTCAGTCTGTCTGACTGCGAGTTCGCATGGTGCAGCGAGAACAAGGCTGCGAGGATTTTTCGCTACTCTCGGGGAAGCGCCAATCAAGACGGCAAGGTTCACCCAACCCAGAAGCCTATCGCTCTGATGAAGTGGTGCATTGACTTCTTCCCGAAAGCTCAAACCATCCTTGACCCCTTCATGGGCAGCGGCACGACCGGAGTCGCAGCCATACAGAGCGGGAGGCGCTTCATCGGAATTGAGCGTGAACCCAAATACTTCGACATAGCCTGCCGCCGCATACAGGCCGCGCTAGATGCCCCTGACATGTTTGTCGAGCCGCCCAAGCCTGCAAAGCAGGAGGCGTTTAATGTCTGAGCGCGTCACCTTCTGGAAGTTCGTTCGGCATTCGCAAGTCGCAGCGCATGAAGCCCTCGGCTGGCGCGTCGCTTTCGACCTCGGCCCCACGCACGGCCAATGGTCAGTCGGCATGGAGTGGACAGGACTATAGGGGCAGCAATGCAAGCCGGGGCAAAGGTCCGCGATCACCGCTTGTACCTAGAACTGCGAGAGAAGGACGCCATGGCGTTTCTATCTCTCGGAGGCATTCAGGATGCAGTGGTGATCGGCATGGAACTAGGCCACGTTCACTTCTCCGACATACACGACACAGTTGAGCGCAGCAGGCTTTACGCCGCTCGTGATGCAGCAGTCGCGCGGATTTCTCAGGCGATAGAGGAAGCGGAATAATGGCCGCAGTTATGTCATCGTTCATGCTTGAGAAGCGCCCGCGCTTTAAGGTGGTGCCAAAAGACCAGAGGACGTTGGATGGAGTCGTGTTCGCGTCAAAGCGCGAGATGATGCGCTATGCCGAACTGAAAAACTTGCAGCGCTCTGGCGTGATTGCCGACCTGGAGTTGCAGCCAGCGTATCCGGTCGAGATAGCTGGCAAACACTATTGCACTTACACCGCTGACTTCCGCTATCGCGAGACAGGCACAGGCGCGCTCGTGATTGAGGATATTAAGAGCAGCGGGACGACCCGCGACACTGCATACCGCCTGCGGGTCAAGGCTGCGCAGCTATTCCACGGGATCAAGGTCCGGGAGGTCGGAAAGTGACGCAGGCTGATGTTCAGGAAATTCTGGTTGAGCGTGGCAAAACGCATGGCGACTTTGCCGTCCATGCGCGGATTACTCAGCAGATGAAGCTTGTAATGCGGGACACCCCGAATTGGGACGGGCTATCGCATTTGCAGCAGGAGTCCTTGGACATGCTCGCGCACAAGATTGGGCGTGTTCTCGCCGGTAATCCAGACCATCTCGACCACTGGGACGACATGGCTGGGTACTCCACGCTTGTAGGCAACGCGCTTCGTAAGGCGGCTGGCTATGCGTAACGAGCCCGGAGTTCACATCATGGTTGTTTCAACGAAGGGGGTTGGATGATGAGTGTGACGGGGCAGCAATTCAGTGCGGCAAATGCCAAGGCGCACTACGCCGCCGTGCGGGCGAGGCTGACGAAGGCGGTCATTCCTGTTCAGAAGCTGACCAAGCCTCATTTTGTGACACTTCGCAGGCTGGTAGCAGCCCCGGTCCTCTCGGACGAACAGGCCGCTGCCTATGAGGACTTGTATCTCTCAATGCTGGCGCGGTCCATTGCGCTTGTCGAGCGCAAGCAGCGAGCGCCGAACGGAGAGCCGACATTAGAGCATCTGCTTGCCATGACTGCGGAGAAGTATGGGCTTTCACTTCCCGAACTTATCTCCGCGCGCCGCGATAAAGCCGGCGTGAACGCCCGTCACGAATACATGTGGCGGGCCAAGAAAGAGACGAGCAAGAGCCTCGGACAGATCGGCAAGGCATGTGGAGGGCGGGACCATACGACCGTTCTGCATGGCCTTCGCGTATATGCGGAGCGTAACGCGCAATGAGCCGTCCTTGGATGCCTCTCTATGTCGCTGACTATCTAGCCGACACCGGGCATCTGAGCGCGGCTGAGCATGGCGCGTACATGCTCCTTATCATGCACTACTGGACCAATGGGGGGCTGCCGGATGATGAGCGCCGCTTGGCCCGCATTGCCCGCATGTCGGAAGACGAGTGGCGCGCTGCACGAGACGAACTTGCGTCATTCTTTCAGGATGGGTGGAGGCACGCCCGCATAGACGCTGAGCTTGCAAAGAGCGAAGAAATCTCATCCAAACGCAAGGCTGCTGCTGAGCAACGGCATAACAAGAGCAATGCAAATGCATCTGCAAATGCAGAGCAAGTGCAGACACAATCACAACCACAATCACAAGTTAGTTCTAACGAACTAACTAACCCGCGCGCCAAGCGCGCTGAGCGCGGGGTTTCGCCTGAGTTTGAAGATTTCTGGACCGCCTATCCCCGAAGGCCCGGCAACCCGAAAGACCCGGCATCACGGAAATTCGAGACGCTGCGGGCTGCTGGCGTTGACCCAGCAACGATCATCGCCGGGGCGACGGCCTACGCCGCGTTCTGCGTCGGCAAGGAGCCGCAGTTCATCGCTCAGGCAACCACTTGGCTGAACCAAGGCCGCTGGAAAGACGACTACTCTGCCGCCGCCAAGCCGCTGGTGTCGCGCCCTGAGCCCGACCGCACAGGCAGCATTTGGGTTCCGGCCGAAAGCGCCCCGTGGCGCGCATGGCGAGACGCAAAGGGCGCAGGCTTTCTAGCCGCCCGCAAGAAAGATCGCGCCGGATACCCAGATGGCGGCGCATGGCTCCCCACTGAATATCCAGACGCGAGGAAATCAGCATGACGAAACTGCGCCTCCTGGATTTGTTCAGCGGTATCGGCGGGTTCTCCCTTGGCCTTGCCATCAAGCAGGCAATGGAGGCAGCATGACCCTCCGCCGTTCCTGCACCATTTTCCGCTCATACATAGCTTGGAGACGTTACGGCGTTGGACATGCAGCAGCATGGACGCTGGCGAAGATGCACACCTTTAGCACGCGAGGGGGATGACAGCGCATGGGCGCGACTGAGACGCAACGCAACGAATGGCTTGTGATCCGAATTGAGCCGCATCACCTGTACCGCGCCCGCAGAGAACTTGCGGGCGTGGCTGTGGTCTATTGCCCGCTTCGTGTTCGGTTCTATCGCGTCCGCCAGAAGCACATGCGATCCGAGGGGCCGCTGTTCGTGTCCTACGCCTTTGCGCTTGTGGAGAATGATCCCGGCGATTGGCATAAGGTCCGCGAGGCCAGAGGGGTTGAGCAAATCCTGACTGGCGCTGGCGAGCCTGAGAAAGGCCGCCCGTGGGTGTGTGATCCTTCCGATGTGCGCCATATCCGCAGATTGGAAAAGGCAGGCGAGTTTGACGAGGCGAAGCGGTATTTCGAGGAAATGAACGCCAAGCGCGCCAGAAAGAAGGCGCAGAAGGCGAAGAAATACCGAATTGAGGACTTGAAGGAAGTTATCAACATTATCGCTGAAACTGCCGCTTGACGAGATCGGGGCAAATCACCGATGATTCGCGCGTGAGGCGATTGCTGCGATTTGGTTCGCGCCCCTTGCAAGCCGCGTCGGGGGTTCTTTCCCCGCGATGGCGGCTTATTGCCAGATTTCAGCCCGTGTAGCTCAGAGGCAGAGCGGCTGTTTTGTAAACAGCGGGTCGGGGGTTCGATCCCCTCCTAGGGCTCCATTTCCGGCCACATCAGCCCTGCCCCGCCCGACTACACCGCCGCCAATCGCTATCTCGACAGCACGGGATACCGCAGACCGATGAATGAGAGCCCGTAATGCTCGGCAACCTCTGGTCCCCCGTCTCCGCAGAGAATGCGAACCAGCCCCAAGGGACGCTCCTGGGTGGTGGCGCTTCGCTTGCTGGCGGCTATTCGCTTGGCGGCAGCAATGGGAACATGGCCCCCGACCAGCAGCAGCCTTTCCAGACTATCTACCGCCTCCCGCAGACCAATGCCGCTGGACAGCCTCAGCAGCCTCAGCAGCCGCAGCAGGATCAACGGCAGCTTCTTGGGCAGGCTAACGGTGCTGCCCCGATGCCCCCGTCTGGCGCTAACCCGCCCGCTCTTGATGGCACGGTCGGCGGGAACATGTCTCCCGCGCAACCCGGGCCGATATGGAATGACTACGGCTCAGGCAACCCGGTTCAATCTGGCTACGCGATAGACGCATCAGGCAAGCCCATGCAGCAGCCGGGCGGGTTTAATTCCAATCCACAACAGGGTTCGCTTTCCTCGCTCGGCAAGTCCATTCCGAACGGCGTCCAGCAAGGTATGCAGCAATATGCCCCGCTGGCGCAGATGGGTGGCGGCTTTGGGTTCTGAGGCAAATGGCGCGACCGTCTAGCTACAAGCCAGAATTTGCCGAACAAGCCCGAAAGCTCTGCCAGCTTGGTGCAACAGACATTGAATTGGGCGATTTCTTCGGGGTTCGCAGGGAAACCATATGGGCTTGGTCTCAAAAGCACGAAGAGTTTTCTAACGCCCTAAAGGCAGGCAAGGAAGCCGCTGACGAGCGCGTGACGCAATCGCTGTATCACCGTGCGGTTGGCTACACCTTCGATAGTGAGAAGGTTTTCCAGTTCCAAGGCGATATTGTCCGCGCTCCGACCAAGGAGCATGTGCCACCCGATACGACCGCCATGATCTTCTGGCTGAAGAACCGCAGGCCGCAGGAATGGCGCGACAAGCGAGAGATTGAACATTCAGGCGCAATCGACTTCAACAACGCCACTGACGAAGAACTCGCCCGAATTGCAGGCATTGGCCGCGCGGGAGCTTCTGTGGCGGAGACTGGCGCGAAGAAGCCTCACTGAGTTTGCCCGCTCGCAGGGCTTGGAACCGGCTCCGCATCACCAGTTGCTGATAGACGAACTGGAGAAGCTGGAAAGCGGGGAAAATGACTTTCTCCTCGTGGAAATGCCGCCCGGCTCTGCCAAGTCCACCTATGTCAACTGGCTGTTCCCGGCCTGGCATGTGGCGCGGAACAAGGGCACGAACGTTCTCACGGCTTCGCATTCGAGCGAGCTTGCAGAGAGATGGGGCAGGCGGACGCGAAACCTGTTGCAGGCGTCCAGCAATCTGCTGGCTGTGAACGTCTCGGCAGACAGCGGCGCGGCTTACAGATGGGCGACCACGGCGGGTTGCGAGTATTACGCGGTCGGCGTTGGCGTCGGCATCATGGGCTTTCGTGCTGACCTGGGGATTATTGATGACCCATTCGGATCGCGTGAGGATGCCGAGAGCAAGCGCATCCGCGACAAGATTTGGGAATGGTACGTCAACGACTTCAGTTCGCGTCTCAAGCCCGGTGCGAAGCGCGTCATCATGCACCAGCGATTCCATGAGGACGACCTCGCGGGTCGTGTCGTTAAGCAACTCGATGCACTCGGACGCCCTTATCGTAGGCTCAAGATTAGAGCCGAAGCAGTTGACGAAGATATCCTCGGGAGAAAGCCCGGCGAGTTCCTGTGGGATGATCCGACCGGCTACGACTATGGCCGCTTCCTCCGGGACAGAAAGTTAGAGAGCGACGCTCGCACATGGTCTGCGCTCTATCAGCAAGAGCCAACGCCAGAGGAAGGCGACTACTTCCGGCGTGAATGGCTCATCCCCGTTGAGAAGCTGCCCAAGGCGTCTGACCTTCGCGTGTATGGCGGCTCTGATTATGCGGTGACTTCGCAGGGCGGGGATTACACGGTTCATGCCGTGATCGGGCTTGATGCAGATGAGAACCCGTATCTGCTGGACCTTTGGAGACAGCAGGCTTCGTCCGATGTGTGGGTGGACGCTTGGTGTGATCTGGTCAGGCGCTGGAAGCCGCTCGAATGGGCGGAAGAGCAAGGCCAGATCAAGTCTGGCGTCGGCCCCTTTCTTGAGAAGGTAGCCCGAGAGCGCAGCGCCTATTGCGTTCGCTCGCAGTTCCCAACGAGAGGGGACAAGGCGGTTAGAGCGCAGTCCATTCGTGGGCGCATGGCAATGCGAGGGCTTCGCATCCCGGCCTTTGCGCCGTGGCGGAATGAGTTCGAGGCTGAGTTGTTGCGCTTCCCTGCTGGTCTGCATGACGACCAAGTGGACGCTATCGGCCTTGTTGGTCAGCTATTGGACAAGACGGTAGGCGCTCACCGCAAGACCAAAGAGAAGCCAGATACACACAGCGGATACGCGTCCATCGACCGCAGCGGCGACAGAGACGAAGCCTCTGGGCTTACGATGTAAGGAACTACACAAATGGCTGGTGGCTATAACACGGGGCAGGCGACTGTCGGCACGAGCGCGACACTCATTGCGGCTGCCCGTGCGGGACTCAAGGTTGTGAGTTAATTGATGCAAGCCGCCTCTGCCGTGGAATATCCCGGCCGAAACAACAGCAACCCGCTAGGCACTCCCGAACTGGAAGAGGGGCTGGACCTCGTTCAGCTTCGTAAGCAGTTCACTGACTACGCCACGGTCAAGATGGAAGAGATTGACGAGAACCGTCAGTCGAACCGTTATTATCATGGCGAGCAGTTGACCGAGACGCAGCGCAAGGTGTTGAAGGCGCGCGGTCAGCCGGAGGTTATCT